CATTGATCTTCTCAGTGACTTGCGCTGAGATTTCTTCTTTGACTACTTCAGCCTGAGCCTTGGCTTCCTCAATGCCATCTGTGATCTCTTGTTTCAAGGCTCCTGCTTTGTCTTCAAAGGCCCTGTTGGCATTATCAACCAATACTTTCAATTTCTTGTAGTATTCATCATCCTCTTGAGTTTTTTGGACTGTATCAAGGATTTCAGATGCTACATCAGAAATTCCATTTGAGCCTGACATGCCTCCACCGTGGCCAGCCTTGTCATCGAATGTAAGAGAGATATACTCTTCTGACAGAGCATCAAAGACATAGCCCACAGCTTTTTTCTTCAACATGACATCATGCTTCAAGCTCATGATGGTCACTGTGTCACCAAGATGCACAGTTTGACCATCTAGCTCATAAGCTTCAACTTTGATCTGATCAGTGGACTTGTCAATGTCACCATTCTTGAATTTGGCTTCACCCCATTTTCTCAATTCTTCCTCTGTAGTAAGATCATTGTTCTCATACTCAGCTTCATTGATATAAGGATAATTGCCAATGAGGGGGCTGTCCACAGTGACTTTCAGAACCGTGTCTTCTTCTGCTCCCTCTGGCTTGAAGGTTGATTTCAGATGCAGTCTTGTGATGATGCTTGAACTGCTCTTATTCCGTTCATACTGCTTCAAGTTTTGATGCGTAGTAATAACCACACCACGATCAATTCCCCGACTCTTTGGAATGTCAATCAGGAAGTTGTCACGGATCATCTCACCTTCCCAAGCACCTACAATGGAATGTTTTCCATCCATCAGGATCTTATAGAGCGTTTCATCCTCTGTGGTGTTGAAGGTTCTATTGTCCATAATGTTACTTGTGAATGAAAATTTTCCAAGTGGTGTCTTGACTGCTGAAATCATAGCATTCAAGGCGATTTGACAGGTTGAGTTTGAAACCTTGATAGGACGAACAGAGCGCTTGAAGATGTCCTCTGTGATGTGCTGGCAAGTCAGGTTCACTGTGTCATCTTGCTCGCTGATCTCCTTAATCCGGAACAGTTGCCGGCCAGTGATAGGAGTTGGGGCGATGATGAGCATGTCTTCCTGAAATTTCTTGTAAATTTCAGTGTCTGTGATTGGATAGTCAACTTTGAGAGTGTAGCTTACATTGGTTACTTCTTCAACTTCTGCTTTGGTTGCTTCATGGAGTGGTTGCCCATTCCATTTCACTGTTTGCACATTTCTGTCTAATAGATAAAGAATTATAACCACCCCCAATTGGTTTCAAAAATAAGAGATTGAATGCCAGGTCCCAAAACCACACCAATGGTCTTTTGATTTTGGTTAGCGTCAATTGTGATGAAATCTCCTGACCACTTCACCAGATTTCCTTTCTTGTCCAAAAAGCTTGGATTCTGTGGATCATTCACCATCACAGCGCTATCAGATAGCTGTTCAAGCTTGATGGTTTGCTTTCCAATGGTGAAGCTGGTCTCTGATGAGCTGTTTCCTCTAATTGTGATTTTAGGAAAAGCCAATGAGCTGCCTTGTAGCCTGAGAACACCATTTGAGGTAAGAGTTTGAATATCGTTGTTCTTCATGTATTTTGTGGGGTGGCAAACAAATGTCACTTCCACAGAATACATTTTAGTTTTATCTCTCTGAGTGTCAGACACCTTTGTCTGATAGCAGAACCATCTTGTGAGCTTGTTCTGTTGATTCTCAAGCCAGAAATTCCTTTTGGAAAGGAATTGGACGAATTCAAGGACTTGCAATTCTGTTGGGTTGATGAGTTGAAGAGTGTATTTCTTTTCAATCGCTTCTCTGTGAGGGTTTGACTGAACGATGTATCCACTAACTCCATCATGGCTCAATAGCTTGTCCTTTGATAGACCTACTTGAATTGTAGGGCCTTCAAGCACAATCACATCAAATGGAAATGATGAAGTCCCAATTCCATCAATAATCAATTCATTGTACTTTACCATGCAGGCGCTCCTCTCAATTCTTTCTGTCTTCTCAATTCAGCAGCTATCTTCTGAGATACCTTGTTAGCGATCTTCTCAATATCAGCTTCTTCTCTGATGATGTTGTCAGAGATGTTGATGTTGATTACGGTTCCTTGTGGGTCCATTGTTTGGGCGATGCCCCGACCAATGGCGCTCAAGTTCCGTTCATTCAGTGGCAGGACAGCTTCTTTTCCAGCTTCCCCACCAACCATGAGGCTATTTCCATTCATGCCAAATGCTGTTGGCTTGGTTAAGATCCCACCTTTGGCATACCAGTCAATTCCGATACTTGGAATCCCTTTACCTTTCAGCCAGTCCATTGGATTCAGTGATCCACTGGCCTTGAAGTGAGGTAGTGGGATGTGTGGCCATTTGAATTGGAAATTGAAGAAACCTTTAATTCCGTCAATGGCTCTTCCTACGAGATCTTTTGCTCCATTGATAGCTGTGTCAATTGTGTCTTTGATCCCATTCCAAATGCTTGAAGCGGTTGAGCTGATATCATTCCAAACTCCTGAAATTGTGCTAGAAATCCCATTGAATACAGTTGAAACTGTTCCTGTGATTCCATCCCAAATCCCAGATAGAGTTGAGCTGATCCCGTTCCAAACAGTTGAAGCCGTACCGGAAATTGTGTCCCAAATTCCAGATAAAATTTGAGCCATTGCATTGAATACAGATTCACAGATACTTTTGATCCCGTTCCAGATATTTTCACCAATACCCTTGATGGTCTCCCAAGCCCCAGACCAATCCCCGTTGATGATCTGCATCACAGTCTTAATGATGCCTAATACCACGTTGATGGCTGTTTCTACTACGGTTTTGATGGTGTCCCAGACCGTGGAAATTATGGTTGAAATGTTATTCCATGCAGTTTCAATGAATGGACCAAGAACATTCATGACTGTTGTCACTACCGCTGAGATGGCATTCCAGACAGTCTCTGCTGTCTGTCTGATCAGTTGCTGATTGTCGTTCCACCATGTTGTCAGTGTTCCCCAAATCTCCATTACAAAGCTTGAAATGGCTTGGACAACAGTATTGATGACTGACATGATAGCATTCCAGACGGTTTCAACAGCGGTCCTGAATCCCTCATTGGTTTCCCACAAGTGCTTGATAACCAAGACTATTCCTGTGACTGCTGCAATAACAGCGGCTATCACTCCAATGATTGGCAATGCAGCAGCTATCAGCCCTCCTATACTTGCTCCTACAGCAACAGCAGCCGCCTGAAGGGCAAGGAAAATGGGCGCAAGTACACCGGCCACAGTCACAATTGATCCAAATACTACAACAAAGTTCTTGATTGGTCCCGGCAAGTTGTTGATCCATTCTGCTACCTTCTTGAAGATATCCACAATGATGTCAAGGGCTGGTGCGAATGTTTCAGCAATTGCTCCACCAACTTCAGCCATAACGATTTTCAAACCGTTTTGTGCTGTGGTGAATTTGTCAATAGGGTCCAGAGTGTTTTCATAAGTTTGAGAAACCAGACCGGCTGACACTTGCGAAGTGTAGCCTAAATCTTCCATGTTGAATTTCCCACGTTTGATTGCGTCAATCATCTGAGGGGCTTTCTTAGCACCAAAGATCTCCATAGCAATTCCCATTGCTTCAGTCTCTGACTTGCTGTTCTTGATGGCTTCAATGGTTTCATTCAGACCTTGCTTCATGGTCTTTCCTTGCTTGGTATATACACCAGCGGCTTTTGTCAGTCCAGAGAGCGCTGAGGATGAATCCACCCCGTTTTTCTCGAATTGACCAATAAGGGTAACCGCTTCACCAAATTCAAGACCAAGCATCTTGATTTGAGGCGCTCCATCAGTTGCTTTTTTCATCAACTCATCGACAGAAACCCCGGTATCTTGAGAAACGTAGGTTACATTATCCAGAATCTCTGTTAGGTCATCAATGGATAGGCCATAAGCTTCCATTGCTTGCTTCGATTGGATTGTAGCATTTGTGACATCCGTCCCGTTGATCTCAGAGAACTTGATCATGTCTTCTGAAGTCACTTTCAAAGCGTCTCCAGTTAATTTGAATTGAGTATTGACCTCACCAACAGCATTCCCGATGGTACTGAAATCCGTAGGTACCTCAGTGGCTATGCCATTAGCAATTCCTTGCATTTCTTCAAGAGCTTTCCCACCGGCACCAGTCTTGGTGACAATAGTGTCCATTCCTTCATCAATTTCCCGGAACGCATCTAGAGCGCTCTTCCCAAAATCAACCAACTTTTGACTGATTTCAGATAGCTTTTCGGAAAATTGATTCAGTAACTCAGCTTTTAGAAGCTTATTTGTCTCTTCTAGACCGCTACTGGCTTTCTTCCCTGACTCACCAAGATTCTCCATTTCATTGGCAAGCCCGTTGAAAGCAGCCTTGGACTCATTCAGTTGAGTTTCTAGCTTATTGACTTCTGTTGAGTTCTCGCCATACTCTTGTTTTGCAAGAGCAAGCTGTTTCTCAAGATTCTCAACCTGTTGGGCAACAATCTCGCTTTGCTTCCCTATTTTCTGTTCAGCAAGTGCCAGCTTATCTGCTTCACTGGCATTGGAACCCATCTGGCTTTCTTGTAGCTTGAATGAGCTGACAACTTTATCACCTTCACTTGCAAGGCGCTGTTGCTCATTTTGAAGCTCTTTCAGTTGTTCACGGTTGGACTTGGTAGCATTCCCATTTCCATCTAATGCCTTATTGACATTCTCAAGTTTGTTCTCATAGCCCTTCAGAATGTTCTCTGTCTGGACCACTTCCCGTTGAAATGCACGGTACTGATCAGCACCAATGTCACCGCTCTTGAATTGAGCTTCAACTTGTGCTTGCGCCTGTCTCAGTGTTTCCAGCTTTTCCTTGGTTGTTGAGACTTGCTTTTGAAGCACTTCTTGTTTCTGAGCCAACAGGGTCACATTCCCTGTGTCAAATTTCAGAGCCTTGTCAATACTCTTCAATTCTTTTGCTGCCTCCATTGAGGCAGAATTTACTTTTTTCAGGGCGTTTTGAAGGGGTTGTGTGTCACCGCCAATTTCAATTTTTATCCCTTTAATATTACCGGCCATGTTTCCTCCTTTCACATAAAAATATAAAGAGCGCCTAAAGGATTCTTGTGATCAATCGTCCATTCATTCGATGAACTTGACCTCAGATTCTTCCTCTCAGCACTCTATTTCAGACTAGAATGAGTCAAAATCTGACTGTGTGGCCTTGCGTGTTTCTGATTTGTTTTCAGTACGCAAATTCACATAATCTGTTTGATAATCCAGAGCCATTCCAATTGAAATGTGCTTTAGATCATCAATTGTGAGACCAGTTTCTTTACAGCAAGAAAGATATGATTCTACTGTAAAGATTTCATCACTGGCTGATTCTGACTCATCTGGTTTTTTTTTGATGTCATTGTGTCGTTGATCATTTCCATTAGAATTGGAGCGATGTCCTGCAAAGGAAATTCCTCCATTTCCATAAAAAATTGTTCATAAGGCTTGATGTGTGGATTTCCTGATTTTGTGAAAACCCAAAACAAGCGATTGAAGAAGGTCATGTCAAAATTGGCCAACATGTTGATGTCAACTTCATTGTTGCCATTCTCAGCCATTTGCATGATATTCTGGTTTGAGATCATTCCAAAAAGATCTTGGAAGAAATCTTTCCCAAACTCACTCTTATAAGCGATAGGAGTGTAAGCATTGGTTACAAGCTCATACTCCTTTTCACTAATGGTCACACTCTTACGCATTTAAGGCCTCCTTAATTACAAAGCTTGATTAGGTTCATAGACCTTTTCAAACCATTTCTTATAAACTTCTTGATCATCCGCTGATGTAATGGAACGTTTCACAACTTGGTCACCGGGACGAGGGCTGGCATTGAAGCTCAATTCACGTTCATTCACGTTGGTTCCGTTCTTGGTAGCTGATCCGCTCGATGGGCGACTTGCTGAACAGTAATACATGACATGGCGTGTCTTGTTAGCATCGCCAGCAAATTCAAACATAAGTGCGAAATTGGTTGTCTTCGCATCTGCTTTTTCTGTAACCACTCCTGTTGTAGAGTCTTTGATGTCGCCCAAAATTTTTGTTGCGAATGCTTCAATGATGTGTGGGACTTTGAATTTACCTTCGTAACCTTCGTTTGAGTTGACGAAGTAATAATCAATGTTATCAGCTTTCACTGATCCTGAATCCCCTTTAGGGTCCAGCGTCAATTCCATCGCTCCAGGGAAGCGGAATACTGGACCATAAGTGATCACTCCTGCTTCACTGATTGATTGGATTGGTGCCACATGGACATTTTCAAGTCCAAATGTAACTTTGTTTTCAGTCATTTCTTTCCTCCTCAATATAGATAGACTTCATAAGACTTCACAAACAGTCTTTCTGATTCAATAAAATTTTCTTCCTGAACATCATAAAAGAGCTTGTGGTCATTCCACAGCTCTTCCAATCGTTCTTCTAGCTCCTCATCTTTTCGTTCAAATGCCAATTCTACAGTGACAGCACGGATCATGTATGATGCTTGATTGTCTGTTCCTGTGATAGATGGCAAGCTTTCAAAATAGACAAGGTAAGGCAGCGTGGGGACATTTCCTTCCCTGAATGCCTTGTAAGTGACAGGCAGGCCAGCCTGTTCCAAAATTTCTGCAAACTCTGACAGCTTCATCTTCCAAGCTCCTTCAATTTCTTTTCAAAATTCTCAATAGCGTGATCTTCTGCCGGCTTGATGTGTACTATTCCGGAAACCCGTCCCCCGTTCCTCTTTAAGTGGCCAAATTCAAGCAAATGTGGGAGACGGTAATTTGTGTTGTGAACCACAAAATTACCTTTCCCCATTTTTGTTTTTTTCCACGATTTGGCATACTTACCACCTTTTGCCCTTGGACTTTTTGGACTTGTGGTTTTTAATTCTTGGACGGCCTCTTCTGCTGTTTCTTCCGCTATCTTGTCCACTTCTTCTTCAACTTCTGTGGAATACTCTGCTAATGCTTTAGCAATTTGACTGGCTAGATCTTGGCTCATGTCATTTTCTCCACCAGAGTCAATTCAAGGATATTGAGGTTGATTGGATATGTCTTCAAAATCCGGTACTCTTTACCGCCAAATTCAGCAAATTCCTGATTGTCATATTCAAAGCTGTGAATATCAACAATCAGATTTGGACGAATGCCAGCCTGATTAGCTTGGTAAAATTCTGACCGTGTGATAGATTTCTTTTTACAGAAAATTGTAGTCTTTACCTTCTCAGCTAGATCTTGCTTGAGCTTGTCCTTGCCTGTAATTTTAAAACCTATCAATGTGATTTCATCATTCCACATCTCACACCTCTTTCTTGGAAGAGATTTGCAGATTGTGCAAGCGCCATTGAAGGTGACGTGGTAGATCAACACCACCTTCATAGCGATAAGCAGCAAAGTCAACAATGAACATTTCATGGTCAGCACGATCTGGAACCAATTCAACACCCAGATTGTTTGTTAATTCGCTGATGACGCTTGAGACAATCTTCTCTAGTGTTTTATCTCGCAAATTTGAAGCAATTCCTAATTTGATTTTAAGTAATTCCACTAACTGACCAGTGTCCATGCTATTCTTCCTCTTTCTTAGTTGCTTTCTTGCGCTTTGGTTTCTCTTCAGTGGCTTCTTCTACTTCCTCAGTAGTTGTTTCCACCTCTTCAGAGGTTTCTTCTACTTCCTCAGTAGTTGTTTCCACCTCTTCATCAGCCTCTTCTGCTTTCTTAGTAGCTTTCTTAACCACTTCATCAGTGATAAAGATTGAACCTGCTGAATTAAAGCCTGTCAAGAGTCCTTTAACAAACTCTTGATCAGGTTCATAGCCTTTGCGTGGAAATACATCATCAATTTTATATTCATGTTGCTCTTTATCACGCATGTCCTTGAATGGACGGATTACTGTATAGGGCATGTGATACCTCCTTACGCTACAACATCAGTGTATGTGCCAAAGAAACCAGCAGATTCATCTACTTGCTTGACATCAAGACGTAGGAAGAGTCCAAGCAATTGACCATAGATGTCATTGTTAATCCATTTAACTGATACTTGAAGACGGTCAAACAATTTAACGAATTCAGCAACATCTCCAATGAAGAACTTCATATCACCTTCATTGCCAAACAGAGTGTCATCCACTGGATAAATCTTTTTGCCACCAAATGAATATCCTGTAGGTGATGTAACATCTGGTTGAAGCATATATTTCCCATTTTTATCCTTGACCTTGTCAAGCGCTGCAAACATTGATTGAGTTACAACAATACTTGCTTTGTAGATTGGTTTTAATTTCTTGTTGTAGATGTCTTTGATGCCATCTAATCCAGCAGCATCTGCTTGAGTAGCTGTTTTTAGTACAGCAGTAATCAATGAAAGCTCAGTATTTTCACCTTGATTGACTACTTCATCTTCTACAATAGACATGATGTCGTAGTCTGCATCATCAATCATTTCTTGAGACACAGGAATGTATCCACGGTAAGTCTTGATTGAGTAATCAATTTCACTGATCTTTGGTTTTCCAAGTTCAGGATTTGCTTTCAATTCATCAGTAGAAGCCATTTTCCCATCTGTCTTCTTGATAACTGGATATTTACCAGAACCACTATTTACTTGAACACGTTGGACAAGATCCAAGAGTGGATTGCGTGTCTTTTCAAGGAAGTGAGGTTTTAACACTTCAGTTGGGATCAAAGCAGCGCTTCCAGAGTCTGTTGTTTTAAGACCTACGATGTCACGAGTTTGACCAGTACGAATGAATTTAGCAATTGCGTCACGTTGTTCCAATTTCTTTCCTCCACGTTGTTCCCCGTCTGGATAAGTTGGGGCTTTCCGATTTTGTTCATCAACTTGTTTTTGAAGTTCTTCAATTTCTTCTTCAAGTTTTGCTTTTTCTGCTTGCTTTTCTTCCAATTCTTTTTGGATGTCTTCAAGGCTCTTTTCAACCGTTGAAACTTCTTCTTCAGTTTCAGCACGGTCCAATTTTTCTGCTTCGATTGCAGAACGTTCATTCAATTCTGTGATTGCTTCTTCCAATTCAACAACCTTGCTTGCTTTTGCACGCATGCGTGCGCCATAAATCAATGCTTTATTCATAGATTGTATTTCTCCTTAATTTTCATTTTTCGTTCATTTAACGCTTTACTGTTAGCACGTTTCAGACATTCAAAGTCTTTCTTGCGTGCAGCAATTTCAGTCTGTGGATAAGCCGGGAATGTGCAAGGGCTGACCTCAAAGATTTCAAGCTCTAGCACGGTATCAAGATAAGAACCATCTTCACGCTCAATGGTATCCACTTTGATAGGCATAAATCCAAAACTGCATCCAACAATATCCCCACGCTGTACACGGGCATAAGCTCCCATAGCGTCTGGATCATTTCTGTTGATGATAATGTCACCGTATAGGCCTTTGTCATCAACTTTGAGACTCACTGTGCTGTTTCCTGTGCGCCCTAAAACTAGGTTATGGTCATGATTGAATAATGCACGGATGTCAGCATTCTTGATGGCTTCTTCCACTCCTGCACGTTTGATCACTTCAAAATAGCCTGGCCACAGCTCAGTTTCTTCATCGAACCGGATGAAGTAGCCACTCAGGATCAAGTCACCAGATTCTTGTTCTTCTCGTGTCTCGAATTGAGTAGCAATGTATGAATTACGTTTCTTCACTGGCATTCCCTCCTTCCTTGTTTAGTTTGCTCTGATTGCCTAACTCGCCTTGTGGCAGATAGTTTTCAAGAACAATGATTTCATCCATTTCAGGATCTGGAGTCATACCAACCCAATCTCTCCACTCATTTCTACGCATTGCGGCACTGTTGGTCATTTGTTGAGCAACAGTTGAAAGCTCTGTAATGTCGTAAGAATACAGTGAACGTGGATTGAATTTGAAGTAGCGTGTGGTTGAAGTCAGTAGGTCTCTTGTGAGCGTCTGAGTGATCGTTGTTGCGATGCTCATGATGGTGGTATTCACAAAGTTGTTGTATTCTTCTTTGTTAAAATCTCCCACACCTAACACAAAAGCCGGAACACCTAACATTCCAGCTACTGTCTTCTTATCAATTTCTACTGACTCATTCAAAGCTATGTCATTCAAACTTAATGGCTTCACTTGTTCCACTTCCATCAAAGCATCAGGGACAATCCAAGGTTCACCAGACTGGCTTGTGGTCAGATATTTCTTAGCAATTTTCTCACGACCTTCCACTGTTCCAAGTTCCTCACTTGATGAATCCACCTTGATGATAAGGCTTGGAACGTTCTTTCCGTTCATGAAGCCCTTCTTGGTCTGTGTGGCCATGTTCAAATTTCGGACAATGTCTTTCAAAGCCAATCTAAAACCGGTCCCAATGTAAGGCCGGTCTGGATCAGGATTGATGGCAAAGTGAACCACTTCATCTGGATTAAAATCAGTGTCTCTGAAATGGATCATGTATGTTAGATCATTACTCTTGAATGACACTTCCGACATTGGGAATGGTCTGAGATTGCTGATATAGTCAGTCATTGGATCATATTCCACATGTAGGACAGAATTTCCATCACCAAACAAAAGCAAGTCTCTGACAATCTTGAAGATCCATGATTTTCTTGTCATGTGATCACAAGGGTTGATGTCAATCTTACGGGCTAACCCGTCCTTGATGCGTACATCACCGGATTCTGTGTTTTCCATTAGCTGTATTGTCATGTTTGAAACCATGTCAGCAATTTTATTGACAGCCATGATCACATCTGGATTTCTTGCCAGTGGAATGTAGCCATCACCGTCATACATGATGCCCAGATCTGAATTCCCAAAGCTTGTGAACATCGTCTGAGACTTTCCACGCTTGAATAATTTGTCAAAGATTCCCATATTTCTCACCTCCTTTCTATCTAATCAAAGTAAGCCATCACATTCTTATTCTTACCAAGGTTAGCAAGTGCCTGAATACAAGCGAATACACTCGCATCAAACAAGTCTATTCTTGCTGTACCGCCATCCCCGTCCAATTTCTCATACTGGACAGCATCATCTACTTTCTCAATAGCTCTGACATTGCTGACACAGTATTCATAAGCGTCCGAATGTACATAGTAAAATTCTTTATTTTTCACTTTTAATTCAATTCTTCTGAATCCCTCTGATTTCAAATAGAATAGCTGAGGCTGGTCAATCATTTTGAATTTAGCTTGCTTCATTTTGAGCATGAACTCTCTACCAAATTTCCTATCCATACCGACAGCGGCAATTTTGAAGCCTTTCTGTCGCATCTCTATGAACCATTTAACAATGTCGTCGTAGAGAACAGTTGGAGTGTTGCTCATGGTCAGCCAGCCATCCGATTGCCACCCAAATAGTGGGATGCCATCGTCATTGGCTTTCTTCTGAGCGTTGACACGAGGAAAGAAAGCGTGTGTGATACAAATATCAACATCTTTTTCACCGTCATTGTATACCCCATAAAGGGCAGCAGCAGTCAAGTCATGCAGTCTTGAAAGGTCAGCCCCTCCATACCAGCGAATAGGAAGCTTTGCAAGCTCCTCAATTGTCCAGTCATAGCAGTCATCACTAGCAATGAACTCATCTGGATTGAAATAAGCGTTCATTGAGTTAGTGAAGACATTCAATGTCTTATTGAAGAACTCATTTCTGGTCTGTGGATCATTCAAGGCCTGTTCTGCTTCTTCCTTGAGGGCCTTGAGTGAGACAGTCACACCCCATGAGGGATTAGCCATCTTCAGCACATTCTCATCCAAGTAGTCTCCCACATCGCCATCTGTTGCCTGATTGGCCTTACAGATGAAGATGAAGAATGAATCATCTTTGACCAGCTCTTTCAACACCTTTTGACAATATTTCAGACGGTTAGCAAGGAATCCTGTTGGAATGTCCCCGGCTGTGGAGATAACAAAAAGCATACTGTTCCGGTATGCTGACATTGTTTTCTTCATAAGACCGTATTTCTTGGAATTTCTCATGGTGTGTGCTTCATCTAGGATGATGACATTTCCATTGAGAGAGTCAAGCCTGCTTTCATCATTGGCCAGTGCTTGGATAAAGAATGAACCCTCCTCGCCAAAATTGGCAGTGATGGAGTGTTCTTGGTTGTTGTCCTTAATGCGAATGTTCTTGTCATTCCATCGCTCAACATTGAACCTCAAAAATCCAAAGGCTTCCAAGGCTTGCTTGACAGAATTGGCTACAATATAGCATTTTGAACCGCTATCTGTATCAAGAATCTGATAAGCCAGAGCGATTGCAGCAGTGAAGGAAGTCTTGCCATTCTTTCTGGCAAGCATGATCAAGGCTTCCTTGAAGCGTCTCTCATTCGTTCCTTTGATGTAGAAGCCAAAGAGATTCACGACAGCAAAATGTTGCCAGGGTTGCAAAAGTAATGGCTTATTACGGATAGAGACCGCAAACATATCATCACCCTGTTGATGGACAATTGTGTGTTTAATGAAATGAACGACAAAATCAACCATCTCTTCATCCATCTCAAATTCTGGATTATCCAAATCTCTCAGGAAGCGTGATGCTGCCAAAATGTTCTCTTCACAATGCTCTTCCTGATGGTCTAGAACGTGTTGAGCGTATTTTTTAGCTTTCTCCACGTTACCCATCAGACTTCACCCGTTTCTTCTTGATCTCATCCTTGAATTTCAGAACCTCTGTGAGAACTGATCCATTGTCTTGCTCTACCACTTCACCTAATGACTTAGGATTCATCATCAGTTGATTGGAATAGCTGAGTATATCTTTTCTTAGAATTTCCATCGCTGTGAGAATAGGGACCTTGCGCTCATTTTCAGCTCCTGCCTTATTCACATAGACATCTGTGACAGGATAGCCCATATCAGCATAGTCCTGAGCAAGTTTCTGATACTGAAATAGCATTCCTGAAAAGATGTCAATGATCATGTCAAATTCTTTGCGATAAGTCCCAAGCTCTTTCATCTGTTTGATGACTTTTGACTTGATTGATTTAGCTGTGACTGGTTTTGCCAAAAACTAGGCCTCCTTCCTGAAATCCCTTTAGTTTTTATCCCCTTTTTGTCTGAGCGGTCCCGA